GCCCTGGCCGACGCCCTGACTCTGGCCCGGCTGTGCGGCAGGCGCTCCACCCTTCGGAACGGCGGTGCGGTCAGGCGAAAGCAGGAATTGCGCGTCCGCATTGTTCGGCGTGAGAACGCCCGCGGGGATCTTGTTGTCGCGGATGTCGAACAACTGCGACAGTCGCGCCTCGATCGCCTTCGGGTCGTAAAGACCAGTGCCGAAGATGGCAACAAGAGCCTGTGCCATGCGGAACAGGTCGCTGGCGGAATCCAGCGAGTTGAAGGTGACGACCGCATCCTTCGCGCCAAGCCATGCCAGGACGCGCTTGTCGAAGTCGATGTGCCAGCGCTGCCGGGACTCGACCGCCATCTGGGTGGGCATGTCGAGTGTGACCGAGGCTCCGTAGGAGCCACCCTTGCTGGGGTCTGCGGTCAGGTGAACGACCGAGACCTCCAGAGCGGAGGCGATCACGGCGGCGAGGGCATCGCCGGAGGAGAAGTCGTAGCCCTTGCCCGCTGACGGCATCGGCACCAGGCCGTCCGTTGACCCAACCACTGCGGTCTGGCCTGCGGATTGACGGTTGGCGAGACGCAGTGCCGCGTTCTGTGCACCGGCCGTGGTGGAGGCGGTGGCCTTGTAGGCGAACTGCGCGAGCGCGTCCGACATGATCTTGCCGTTGGTCAGGAAGTCCCGGTACAGCCTTGCCCACACCAGGGCCGAGAGTGCGTCGGGGATGCCGTAGGGCCAGCCGATCTGGCCGTTGACGACTCCAGCGATGATGACCACGTTCGGGTCGACCTGCTCGGCGACGCCCGCGAAGTTGACGGTGGTAGGGCGCTGCTTGTCCTTCACGTCCGAGTGGGGGGCAGTGTCGGTCAGATACCAGCGGTACTGCGGTTTCCAGCCTTCACCCGGAACGTACTGCTGCCAGACGCGCTTGTACGCCCAGATGTCGCCGTGGTCGTCAGGGTTGGAGTAGTGGGCGAAGATCTCCCAGATCGGGACCGGCTGGAGGGTGAAGTCACGCGAATCGGCCAGCACGGCGTACATCGAATCCGAGTAGAGGGCGGCCTCGCGCTTCTCGCGGGCATCAGCGCCGAAGAAGTTGCGCTGGTTCTTCGGGTTGTCGATGCGGGCCTGGACGTTGATGCCCGGACCCTTCTTCGGCCCCTCGATTCCCTCGTAGCGGATGCCGCGGTGCCACACGTAGCCGGTGCGGAGCTTGAGGCCCTGCTTGATGTGTGCGTTGCCTGCGACGGCTTCACGAATCTGGCGCGACCACTTGTGCAGGTCGAGGATTTCCAGGCCCAGGTCGAGCTCGCTTCCGGCGCCCAGCGCTAGCCAGCCCTGGTCTTCGCGGGCCAGCATGCCCATGACGTTATCGAGGCCCTCACGCAGTTCCTCGTTCTCCGAGAACAAGGTCTCCACGGACTTCTTGAACGAGTCGAGTCCGCCCAGAACCTCATTTATCGGGTCATTGCCTGCCATACAGGAAGAATACAGGCTGCTTTCAGCCAGCATTCAGCTTAGATTGGCATCCCCGGCATCGTCCGTGCGCGTTCAAGCATCTCCCACGGGTCGAGCATCACCACGTCACCCTTGTTCAGGTCGCGCAGGGGGTTACCGACGAGGGGTGTCGTGTCCAGGAGTGCGTAGATGAGTGCGTCCATCCGGTCCGGCGAACCGTGCATCTCACTGCGCATGTCTTTCTTCGGCGTAATCTGCACACTGCCGCGCGGGGTGAGGTCATAGGTGACGGAGAGCATCTGGTCGCGGAGCGCCGTGTCGCTCGGGTCAAGATCTACGGCGCCCTTCCGCAGCAGGTCGCGCACCTGGTCGTGGTTCTGGGCTCGCTTGTTCACCCACCGGTCGCGGTCATCGGAACTTTGGGCGCCACTGACGGCGACCAGGAAGTATTGCGCATCCGCGAACTCGTCCAGGCGCTCCAGCATGGCGAACACGGCGCCACCGAGGCCGGCAGAGTCGACGCGCACCTCTTCCGCGCCGAGGTGCTTCGCGATGGCATGTACCCGCCTGGCCGAGGTGACCTCATCCTCTTTCGACCAAGTGCCTGTGGTTTCGCGGGTGGTTCCACCGTCGTCGTACTGGATGGTCTTGTCGAAGACTCGGACGCGGCCACCACGGTTCACCATGACGACAGACTCGTCACCACCCATCGCAGCAAGGTCGACACCGAGATGCACGGGTGCGTCCTCCGGGTCTATCTCGCGTTCCATGGCTGCGTTGATGTCGGACTCGGGGAAGAACGCCCGGTCGTCGGCGTCCGGGAACTCGCCCAGCACCTTCGCCTTGAACCTGGCGTCCGGCGCTCCGGTGAGATTGCGCTCGAGACCCAACTCCTTATCGAAGGTGACTTCGCCGCCCGTTTTCCAGACGCGCTCCTTGTGGGCGATCCACTTCGCAGAGGTGAGTCCACCGCGGATCGCCGCCTCGCCTTCCGGGTTGTCCGGGTAGACGACTTCGCCGGTCATCGTCGGCAGGTCGTAGGCCGAGATGGTGTAGGTGTTCCACTCCGCCTTCACGCGCGGGTCTGTGAACACGCGGTAGAACATGGTTCCACGCCGGTCAGGGTTTCCGATGCCCGCGATGCGCGACTCTTCACCCGTGGTTACGGCCTCGGCGGCGGTCAGGATGTCTTCGGGGAGACCGCCCATCTCGTCCAGGCCGACGAAGGTGCGGCGCTTCCTTGTTCCCTGGAAGCTCGAAACGATGTCGGTGTCAGCCGGCCGTTTGCCGAAGGCGATGGCTTCTTTACCGGAGCCGTCCGGCTTGCTGTAGTTCCATTCCAACTGTTCGGAGATCCACCCGATCGGTGGCGTGCCTTCACCACCCTTGGCACGCTTAGCCATGTACCCGTAGTTGTCTTTGAGGTACTTGAAGACGACACGCTCGATCTGGTCACGCCCGTTGGCGGTGAAGATCGCCAGGGACTCCTCGGGGGGAAAGGCTGTCACCCACCAGGTGCCGATGTCGGACAGGATGAACGACTTGCCACAACCGTTCGCGGATTTGACGGCGGTTCGGTTGATGCCGTTCGATGGCGTGGCGATTGCTGTCGCAATCTCCTGCATCCGCGTGTAGTAGCGCCTGCCGAGTACGTCGGCGGCCCAGGCGAGAAAGTCGGTCTGGTAGAGACGCTTCTGGGACTTGTCGGCGATCTGATCCATCGCAGCGTCGAAGACGCGCGGGTCGAGATTCACGCCTCGACCGCCTCGTGCTTTGCGAGCTCGGCCCTTGCGTGGAGTAGGGCCTCCTTTTGCAACTCGTCCCAGCGCGCTGGATCAATTTCGGAGCGCAGCGCGCCCTTTACGTAGCTCATGGCGATGTCGTAGATCCGCGCCATGATCTGACCCTGGTTGGCGTACAGCACACCGAGGTCAACGTCGGTGGCCTTCTTGCGCTTGTCCAGCCGGTCGCCGAGGGCGGTGAGGGCTTTGAGGCGAATGTCCAGGTACTTGTAGTCACCGGAGGACTTGGAATCGATGAGTTCGAGGACCAGTTGCTTCATCCGCAATGTGACCAGTTGGTCTTCCTGAACCTCGCTCAGCCAGTCCTTGGCGGTCAGAAGGGTCTGTGCGCGGGCGGCGACTGCGGAGGAGGAGATGAGGCCGCCCAGCATGATGCTGATTTCTTCCGGCGACATCGAATCGGCGTACTTGAGGATTGTTCCGTCGACATTCGACGGCCTTCCTCCAATATCAGCCATGCCTAAAGCGTACAGCCCTCACTCAGGCAACATTCAGCCTAGGGGCATAAGTAAAGCCCAGGTGACCCCACCCCACCTGGGCTTTACCTCGGTTTGCCAGCTACTTCTTCACGGAAGTCTTCTGGCGCACCTTCTCTTTCACCATCCGTCGCGCACTGGCGGTTTCCGGTCGCAGCACCTCATCGGCCTGCTCCTCGGTCAACGCCTCGATGTCCAGTTCCGGCTCGGGTTCCGGTTCTGGACGTGGCGCCGGTGGCTCGGAGAGCCATGCCGGGTTCTCGATCGCCCAGTCGACCATTGTCATGACGAGCGCCTTCATGTCCTGGTGGCGGCCATGCGGCGCCATCGCCCCGTCCGAGAACACCTGCTCGGGCATGTGCTCCAGCCAGATCGAACCCTTGTAGACAGGGCCGGATGTGTGAGGCGACAGCAGCTTGAAAAAGCCGACGATCATCTCGTCAGTCCATGCGTGCTGGTGGAGTTCGTAGTAGACGCCGGCCAACGCTCGCAGCATGTTCACCGAGCCCAGCAGACTCGTCTTCCGCAGGTCGTCTGGGAGAAGTTGCCCCAGCGTGATCGCCTTCAGCGGCGTGAAGCCTTCCACGAGCGCGTCAAGGAACTCTTTGGTGGCCTTGGCGAGCATGGCATCCTTGAACTCCTTCTCCTGCACGCGTGAGATGCGGCCTTGAATGCCGACCGTGACGGTGCGGATCAGGTCTGTGGCGTGCTTGGCGCCCATCAGGTACGGCGAACCGCGACCGATGCGGTCGGAGTCCACATCCACACGCTCGAACAGGAGAGGGTGTTCCAGTACGGGCTCTAGGGCGCGGTTGGCGACCTTGCGGGTGTCGAATCGGCTGCGCACCGAGGCGGTGATGCCTAGGGCGTTGTCGGCGATGTCGAAGAACATCTGCTGGAACTCTTTCAAGTCCTGTTCGACGATGATGTCCACACTCACACGCTCAACCTCGAGGCGGCGGCGCTGCGCCTTGAAGAAGCTGATGCGTTCCTGAGCCATCCCCACTGCCGCACCTTGCGGGTCCACGCGGCGAGCCGTCACCAGTGCTGACTGAGCCTTATCAAGGTCGTCGGCGATTTGGCGGGATGCGTAGTGGAATCCGAGGATTCGGTGCTGCCCGTCCAGAATGTGAATATCCTTCGACTCTCCGCGCGGGAAGGTGATGACACCGAATTGGGTGCCCTCCACCTCATAGGAGACCTCGAACTTGAAGATGTTCGGAGCTCGCAGAATGAGGGCCGGAACCACCCAGTTTTCGTGCTCACGGAAGTAGCGCGCAAAATCTTGTGCGTGCTGAGGGCGGATGCGGCGATTGCCGGGTGAGGCCACCGTGGGGTCTGGTACTGGGATCAGGTTGACGAGTTGTTCGGGGCTGAGATCCAGTCCGTAGACCGTTCTTCCGCCTTGCTTGTACCGGGTCGCGAACAGGCTGACGCTACTGGCGTAGCCCGTCAGTTGCATCTCGGGAATAGGTGCGGGTGCACCCTTCGTGACTGTCATAATCCTCCTCGGAATGCCTAATTCCAGGCCCCCGGTCTAATTTCTCGAACGTGGAGAGTATAGCGGCCGCAACCGCAAAAGCACTACCCCTCACCGCGTGCTACCCGAAGTGGGGGAATGAAATCTTGTACCAGACTTACGTCTAGGGATTGCGCTCGTGTTACGTTCATTTCGCCGCAGGGCTTTGCGGCTACATACGATTCACACAGGGGCACTCGGGAAACATGGCAACCAAGGTTTTGGACATCGACGGCGACAGGACAGTGACACTCGACGCGGGCGACATTCATCGCCCCGGATCGCTCTACCTGTTCGGTGCGAATGGTCTAGCAATCGAGTTCGACAAGACCGCTTTCTTCGCAGCGTTGCGACTGGAAATGGGTCTCATCTCAGTAGACGAAACGATCGAACTCCTGCTCGATACGCAGGCGACGACGCCGCAGTGATCGCCGCCAGGACGCGGAAACGCCCACAACCTCTGAGAGTTGGCTGTGGGCGTTTCTTGTTGGGTCTTTACTTCTTACGCTAGGAGTGCTAGCCGGCCTTCGTCTTCCTTGTCGACCAGAATCGTGCCGTGGCTGATGTCGATGATGGCGCGCCCCGCCTTCGACCTTCCGATGAACGTGGCGACGATCAGACCGTCAAGAACCACCTTGTCTCCTGGCTTCAGTGCTTCGATCATGCTGCTACCTCCTCCCGCGGTGTCGGGAGTGCAAATCCGAGCGGATGTGCCGCCTTGGACTGGATGATCGGCACGTCCTGGTGTAGACCTTCCGCCTCGAAGTATCGGGGGTAAGCCCTTTCCACCTGCGCGTTTGACCCCTGCGGCTGCGGCTCGGACTCGTCACCCTGGTCCGAGTCGCCTTCCGGTTCTGGGGTGGCCTTGTCCAGCATGTCCGAGCAGGCGTTCCACCACTGTGCGTAGGTGCGCAGGACAGACCCACGGCGTCCCGTGAGGTGGATCTCCACGCCTACGGGGTGGGTGGCGACGAGTTTCATGGGCGCTCCTTCGAGTAGTGGATGGTGATGGTCGACTTGGTGATGAGCGCCGGGTCCGCGTGCGGGAGTTCGTTCAGTAGAACTTCCACCACACCTTCCGTGATGTTCACCGCCCGGACACGATCCGGCGAGAACCCGATCGCCCACAGCAGGTCGTGGACGGCGCGGGCGTATTTGTTATCGAAGTCGACGTTCACCGCTGCTCCTCAAGGAGACGGATCTTGCGACGCAGGTAGAACTCGGCCTTGCGATAGTCCTCGACCGTCTTCTCGGCGTCCTTCTTTCCCGCCCTGGAGCAATACTTCACCACCTGGCCGATGTGGTAGTCGAACCCCTGGTCCTCGATGAAGTCCAGTACCTCGATTTTCCCGCTCGTGTAGTGCGCTGGGTGCGCCACCGGGTCATCGTGGGCGACATGCGGGTTGAACAGCGCGGTGAGTTCATGGTCGACGACACCCGACACCCGCACCGGACGAATCAGCTTGATCCGAGGCTTTTTCAACCCTTTTGCCCGATCCTTGGGCTTGATCTTGCCTTTGCTCACGCGAGCACCTCCGTCTTCTTCTTGAACAGGATGAGGTCGGCATAGTTGTCGAAACGGACGCGGCCGGTCATGCCAGACACGAGCTCGACGCCGAGAGGGTCCACCTTGGAGTGGATTCGACGGACCAACCAGTGAACCGCCCCGCTGGGAGTCACCACATGGTCGCCCTCTTGGATGTTTTCGTGGCGGGTGGGGGCGAAGATGCGATGCTCGGCGTACTCACTCATCGGAGCTCTTGACTAGGGCTGCGATTGCGGTCGGGGCGACACTGGCGAAGAGAATGATGAAGCCGGTCATGCCCCAGCGCGAATCATTCAGCCAGAGACCGGCGATCCAGCACGCAATCATCACCAGCGTGAGAAGTGACGCGCCGAGGATCAGCGTCGCCCTCACTGGACGGTGCCTTTCGGGAAGGGCGCTGGCGTGACGATGATGGTGCCATCCTCGAACGCCTCGATGAAGGCGTAGTCACCCTCAGCAACATCGGTGTAGCGGCCCAGCGACAAGCGCTTGCGGGCGTCGAACCGGACGTAGCCGGACCTGGTTGTGGTGCTCATGCGCTGAACTCGAATCCGATCCAGTCATCCTCGAAAACGAGGTGGCCGATCTCGGTTCCGGGGTTGTCGCGAAGTTGTATTCCCACCGAGGAGATGTACTCCGCAGCCTCGACATACTCGCCGGTCTCCTGGTTGACGAGGAGGTCGTTGAGGGCGTCGAGCCCTTCGCTGAGTTCGTGCAGGTCTGATGCGGAAAGTGGGGTGCTCATGCGGCGTCTTCTTCCATGTCGTTGGTGAACGGTCGGCCTACTGCGCCCAGGAGGAACCGGGTTTCCACTTCTTCCCGGTCCAGCGTCGAAAGCTCGGAGCGCAGCTTGTGGATATAGGCCGAGGTCTCGGTGATGGCGGCCTGGACGTAGCTTCGGCGCCGCGAGATGCGGTGCAGGTCGGCGAGAAGCCGATCTTCGGCGCTCACGATGCCTCCTTCTCGTTCTCCAGGTCGTCCTGAAGCGCGTTGATCTTGGTCGCGTGCAGGTCGAGACGTTGCGTACCGACCTTCACCAGACGCTCCAAATGGTGCACATGCACCTCCAGGTCGATGATGCGCTCCATCATCTTGGAGCGGCGGCGGAGGAGGGTGCTGAGGATGCTCATGCGGGGATCACCTCCAGGTCTTGCAGGTGCTTCGTGGCGCGCTCCTGAGGGGTCGGGTCGTCGCCTTCGAGCGTCACCTTGTACATTTCGCGGCTGGCGTGGTGGAAGATGACGACGCCCTCAGGGTTGTGGAAGCCCGGCGCGGCGACCGAGACTCGGCGCAGTGCTTCGAGAGAGAGGTCGATTGCCTTCTGACTGAACGGACCTTCGTAGATCACGGGGACGACACCGAGACCTGGCACGGCGGAACCGTATGCATTGGTCCCGATTGCGCCGTCCTCCAGCGCCCACCGCTTCGTGTTGAAGAGGGAGAAGCGCTTGTCGTCGCCGGTGAGGCCGTACTTGCGCTGGATGCCAGAGCCCCACCATTCGCCGTAATGGGTGCCCTCGCCGAGGGTGGCGACAAGCGCTTCGGCGTTGCGCTTGACCCAGCCGGCGAAGCCGTAGTTGTCCTGCTTCGGGGTGACGAAACGGGTGCGGGACTGGGCGTAGACGTGGTACTCGGAGAATGGGAACCCGTCGCTGTCGAGAGCCTGGCGATCCGTGGTGATGATGGCGATGCGGTTCGGGTCAGGCTCGACACTGGCGCCGAAGGGGTGAGTCACGATCACCACGGCGGCATTCGTGCCGTCCAATTTTTCTGTGATCGTGATGTCGCGGTTGAGCCGGGCGACCTTCGGCCACGGCTGGAACTCGATCGTGCTCATTTGGCCCTCGCCTCGATCCAGGAGTCGACTTCGGTCTTCAGGTCGGCCAGTGCGGCGTCGCGGTGGGCTTCGATGTCGGTGCCAAGAATGCGGTACACGATCGCCAGCAGTGTGTGCTTGCGATCCACCCGCCCGTTGGATTTCGCGTTCTCCAGGATGTTCGCGTAGACGCTCGCATTCCACCTGTCGGAGGCGTCCGGGATGTTCTCCGGGGTTCCGGCCGACTTTGGCTTGTTGGGTATTCCGCGTGGGCTCACTGCTCTGCCTTCTTTCTCTCGATCGCCGGGTCGTCGCCGTGGTATTCGATGAGTGCTTCGCGCACATCGTTGATGGAAAGGCTCACTTGTGGGCCTCCACCGCGTCGATGGATGGCTCAGCGGGGACGGCGACGGCGAAGATCAGGTCGATGATCGCGAGCGAGTCGTTCTGCCATGCGATGTACCAGCGCTTCGCTGACCTCAGGAGGTTCGACTTTGCCTCTTCGCTGGGTGAGTTCCGGTAGCGAACGATCGCTTCATTGAGTAGACGGTCGGCTTCCGCCTTCTCATCGCGCCAGACGTGTTCTTGCAGACTGCTCAACGTTCCTCCAAATGTTTAGATTGGACAACACCCCTCCGGTGCGCCCTTGGAACTAATCTACGTGGGTTTTGTCCCATTCGTTCAAGGGTGGGGGGTCAAAATAAGATCTAAAGCGGGTGCCGACCCTGGGCGAAAGTCGGGAGAAAAAAAAATCAGGGAGGTAGCGGCTGATCCTGGACGGGGTTGGTGGAATGTGTATGCGGGTGCAGCCGCCCCACAGACCTTCGCCGGCCGCTCCCAGAATCTGAGCACTTTCTCCATGCTTGCTGAATGTTTCCGATGATTGTCCTTCGATCTTTCGGTCTTTGAGTGTTGAGGCTCGGTCAAGTGTTGAGTCAGGTTGATTCGGTTTGATTCGTTGCTCATAGTCAATACATGCACACACATAGTGTTGAGCACGCATGCCGGCTTGCCCAGTTTTCCCATGCAACCCATGAGCTCATGCACACTCGGATTAGATCTAAAGAATCTCTACCTTTTATCCCCGATATGGTAGACATTGCAGTTGTTCCGGCTTAGAATAGAGACATGCACAAGGTCACTAGGACACTCACCATCGCAGCACTCGCCCTCGTCGTTGGATCGTCCGCTGTTGCGGTCGCTCACATTGGCGGTTCCAGCGTTCACACGCACACTGTCAGCCATTCCGTGATTGTCGGCTCATACCCTGACCAGTTGCGTTGCGACTCGGCTTCGCAAGCCATCAATGATCCTGAAGACTGCCAGCGACTCGGTTCATTGAAGGGCTTGAAGCCGCTCGACGTTCAGCCTGACATCACCATTGCTCCGTGCACCATGACGGACGTTCCCGCCTACACGCGCACCGACGTGTGCATTGCCGCTGACGGCAGCATCGTTCCCCGCCATTAGATCTAAAGCGCGGCCACGGCTGGCCTAGGGTGTGTTCGACTCGCACCCCGCGCACGAATCCACGCCGGATTCCACCGACAAGTAACGACCAGTGGAGGTCACAATGTCACACATCAGGATGTCCGCCGAACGCCGCGAGCTCGCCGCCGAGCGCCGTGCCACCGACCGGGAACGTACCGTCATCCGCCATGCTGAGCGGCACAGCAAGGCGTCCGCGCGTGTCATGTTCGGCGGTGCACGATGACCCCGTACAGCACCCCTACCGGTCCGCGCTACGGCGAGCCCGTTCACACGCCCGGTACGCCGTGCATTGTGGCACCGACATGGGTTACCGAGAGGAAAGCATCGTGAGTGCGATCGACACAGCGCGCGCGGACCGCCTCACCATGGGGCAAGCCTTGGATGCGTACCGGGATGCGGTGGCGTCGCGGGCATTCTGGGAGGATCACGGGCATTACGGCGATCCGAACCTGGCGCAGGCGCGTGAGCGCGAGTCCGCGGCACGCCTGGGCGTGTGGGTGGCGTCGCCGACGAGCCCGTGCTGCTCACAAGTCTTGCAAGCGCTGACGGTCCTGTAGGGTGCGGCATCCTCGCGTGAGAGTGCCACGCCTGGCTGTTTTCGCCACTAGTCCACTAATGAGAAAGGTTGGGCGTCATGCCTGATATCGAATCGTGGGATGCTCTCGTCGGCGTCCTGGCCGAACGGATCTCCCGCCCGTAGGCCACCGAGACAGCGCTACGTGACGACACCTTGCCGGTTCGAGACCGGGTAGCGCACGCAAAATCTAATGCAGTACCGAGAGCCTATGGAGGGCATGTTATGAGCACGTCAAGCGCAGAAGAATACGCCGAATCAATCTCCGAGCAGATCCACGCATGGGATGAGGCCGGCGCGCCGTTCGGATGGATCAATGACCAGACCGACGAATGGACCGGCGACGACCCGCGTATCGGTCTGGAGGACACAGACCCGCAAGAGTACGCCTATCCCTGGCGCGAAGCATCCGCACTCGACTACCTGCAAGACGTGCTCGACATCGAATACCGGGTGACCTCCGATCGCCAGTACAAGTCTGCCGAGATCCTGATTGCGTTCGGCGGCCCGAATGCGTGGATCGATACCAAGACGCACGACCTCAGGGTCGCATGGTGGGGTTCGCCCGTAGGGCGTTTGCTCCCTGCGGCGTTCATCGAGGGCATCGATGAGGCGTGCGAAGAGCTCTGGGAGAACTCCTGATGACGCACTCACGCCGCTACTACACGCTGCGCACCATCGTCAGGGGCGCCTTCTACACGGTGGCCGGTTTCAGCATCGTGATCGTCACCAGCATCCAACTGACGCCCTAGCACAAACACAAGTCACAGATTCACGACGCGACTCAGCGCCAGGGGCGCCCAAACCGCCTTCAGTCAGCACGCAAGGTCCCATCACAGATCTGTACTACACATTTACATAGTGCACATGTGTATGTTGTTGTTAGTCCGTTAGAGGGGTAGTTACCTGTGGGGACAAAACCCCGGAAACTCAACAACTTAGGGTTACCTAACAACTGGCATTGTGGCACATAATCAAGGGGTGACACACGTTGTCTACCCGTACAACCCCTACTTGCTTGTGTCACATTATGTGGAGGGGGCGGCACACATAAAACGGTACATACAAGTGTGGGTTGTGAAGGTAGACAGCCCCTCCTACCGGCCAAACATGTGCCACAACCGCAGTTGTTAGCCTTACCTAACCTAGTCAGTACAGGGGCCGGCAAAGGGGGGTACGCATCCCCCAAACTGGGGGTACACACTAAGACTCGATTCCAGCACTAGAGGCTGGAATAACAACTAAAGATGCTACGATCGTAGTAGCAATTAGATCTAAAGACCTGGGAGGGTATAGAGCATGGCGAAGCACATCGCACCGGCAACGGTGAACACGGAGCTTGGGGAGATGTACGCCAAGCACGGCGAGGCACTCGCGTTCGGAACGCTGGAGGCGGCCGGGGCGTACTACCGCCTGGCGGGGCACTACAACACGGAGGGGGAGGGGCTGTGAGCTGGCTTGCAGATTCCAAAGCGCCGGGGAGGCGGGTGAGAGATTGGACGGACGCAATGAAGGGTGTCGTCCTCGACTTCACTGCTGACTGTGCATTAGTGCGGTGGGATGACGGCACCGAATCATGGCGTGAGGCGGACTTCCTTGAGTTTGTGGAGGTAGGGCTGTGAACGCCGCAACGCGAACGTTGGACGGCACCCTCGCGGCACTGGAGTTTGATGCCGAGATCGCCTGCGAGGGCAGCGACCCCGAACACGCGAAGCATGCAGCGGACGCGATCCTGGTCGTATCGTGCGGATGCGCACCAGCGCTGTGCGCGGGACTTATCGAGCGTGCCAGGGTACTGGACGGGATGCCGGGCGTGTACTGCCCGACGTGCTACGCGAAGAGCCCTCGCACACTCGACGTAAGGCCGCTGTCATGACGGTCAAAACCGTTTACGCCGACACGGACGCCGGCAGACTCCGCGCAGACCACCGGGAGGGTGACTCGCTGGTGATGGTGGGCGTTGTGCATGGCCCCGCGATCGGTTGGTTTAACCTCACCCGGTTTGAGGGCGGCAAACTGACTGGGCGCACACTGCGCAAGCTGTTCGCGAAGGTGAACCCCTCATGACCTGGCATTGGATCTCACAGCACAACGCGGTACAGGACGGGGCACCCGTCGCACACATCTACCGGGCGCACGGTGGCGCTCGTCGGAGCTTCCTCGGCTACGTGCACGCCGCTTCCATTCAGGCAGCGTTGGCAATCGCCCAGCGCGCCTATGACAAGGATTGCGAGGTGTGGGCATGAATATCCGCGACCGCTACGCGGTCACACACGCCGATACAGACCCGCGACCGCCGCGACATCTGGAATCTGGTCAACGAAGCGTTCCGCCGCGGATGCGAGTACACCGAGCAAGAAGTGAGGGAAGGGAAATGGTGAACGGCTTCACATCCGGCAGGCGCGCCCAGCTCGGGCTCCCGCTGGCGAATCACGACCCGTACCCGTTCGTCTGGAAAGGGCATTCGGAGATAAATCAGATGCGGACCGATACCGACGTGTTCCGCAAGGGTGCGCCTTACGCCCTCGCCCGATACCACCATCGACCCCGCCCCGAGTTCGCCGTGCTCGATAACCCGATCCTGGCGGAGCTTCGACGGTTCACAAGCACTGGTCTTGCAACGCCCCGAGAGGCAATGGAGTTGATTCTGTCGTTGGTGCGACGACGACGATGGGAAAAACTGCCCGCAGCCTCGTGGTCACAGATCGACCACGCTCGCCGCGTTTTGCAGAAGCTGGCAGCCCTCGCATGAAACCGAAGCAAGTACCACCACCCTCGGAAGGCACGCCGATCACACCGTCTCGCATCCTGGAAGGGGAGAGCAATGGGTAACGCGGATCAGGCACTCGCACTGTGCCTTGAAGCCCACGGTCGACGGGTTGCAGACCTCCGCAATCGCCCTGTTCGACGTGATGATCGATCCGGCAGGTGTCAGTCAGTGAGTACAACGATCCGGGGCGCGACATTGACGCGCCCTGACGACTGCGACTCTATCCTCGCTCCGCGGCCCGAGTACGCCGTGCCCGAAAACCGAGTCTTGGTCGAGTTCCGTGCAGCAGTAGCGGCCGGCGAGCCATACGCGGATGCCGAATCATGGCTGGCCAACCTGTCCAACATGGACGGGGACTCCGAAGTGTGGGAGCGCACCCCAGCTGAGGTAGAGCATGCTGAGCGCGTCCTCCAGAAGATCATGGCGGTGCACTCATGAGCGATACTGTACGCACCCAAGAGGGGGCACAAATCGCGAGTAATCGCGGCGATACGTCAAGCGAGGACTACCGTGCAGTCATGACTCAGCAGATCAATGACGATCACGGCAACATGGTCCCCCCTCCTCCCGCAGGTACGACGATCACCCCGTCACGCATCATCGAAGGCGTGAGCTCGCAGGCTGGCCTCGCCAGCTTCACCACATGGGAGGAGGAGGATGAGGAATGATCCGAACGCATGAAATCATCGACGCCTGGGAGCAGTTCAAGGGCGGCGATGTGACAGCTTTCTACGCCGAATGGGACGCCAAGATCGCGGCATCCATTCAGGGCACCGGGGATCGTCCGCTGATCTTCGTCGGCTTCACGGTGGAGGACATCGCCGCGATGCAGGAGGCGCTGGATTCCTACGTCAACAGCACGAACATCTCTGACGATCACCGGGGGGCGGACAACATGGCCGACGAGCTCACCGCCGTACTGGACAAGCTGAAAGGGGCAACCGAATGACGACATACTTCAAGGCTGTAAGGCCGAACGGAACAGATTTCCATACGGGCACGATCGATTATCTGGCGGGAGGTGTGATCGAGCATCCTACCGAGCGTAAGGGTGCCGAAGATCCGCGCACCTACCTGTCAGTTTCGACGGCGCCAACAGACTGCACGGGGTTCTCGTGGCCTGCACGACTGCTTGAAGTGGAAGCGGTAGGTGACGTGTGGACTCCACACGCGGGCTATCTGCCAAACAAGCGGGCGGTGAAGGCGTTGCGCGTGGTGCGTGAATTAGACGCAAAGCTTCTCCTTGGCCCGCAAGCAGAGCAGTTTCTTGCATTGGTCGAGCGGGCGCGAACACTCACGCATGACGAGGCGAAAAGGGTGACTGCCGCTAGGGATGCCGCTTGGGATGCCGCTAGGGCTGCCGCTTGGGTTGCCGCTCGGGATGCCGCTAGGGATGCCGTTGGGGATGCCGCTTGGGGTGCCGCTTGGGGTGCCGCTCGGGGTGCCGCTGGGGATGCCTTGAAGCCCACCGTCGACGTGTTGCAGACCTCGGCTATCGCATTGCTTGACACCCTCATCGACCCTAAGGCGGCGGTGTGATGGGTGAGGGTTATGAGTTGGATGATCCGAAGCATTCGGAATGGTTGGACCGGCTGATTACGGCC